AGAACTGCGACACCCTGGCAATCAAGCCGACATGACATGGAACTCAACCGCAGAGGCTTAGTCGGCAGCGGCGACAAGGCATGGAAAGACATCCCGCCCGCCTGAGCGTATCAGACCCAATACTGCGCGGACTAACAAAAAATGTGAATAGCGCATGGGTTTTAGGAAGTCCTGAACGAAGCCCCCGAAGCTGGTACCGGTTATAGTGTCGATGGGAACGAACGGCAAGCAACCAGACAGGAATGTTTCCCCGCCCGGTGGAGCGACATCCACCCCAAACCCTAAAAAGCATAATTAATCTTTAATGCAGTAGAGAGAAGGTGAAAAAATGAGTTGCTGTGACGGATGGCATTATCCTGATAGCGAGGTTGACGGCGTATGTCCAGATTGTGGTGAACCAACATGTAATGGCGAGGCTCAAAGTGGGTGTAATTGGTCACCTGTATTCTGTGAAACGTGCGGTTCTGCGCCGTGCGACCAGTCTTGCTAGTACGCAATATAAATCAAGTGCGAAGAAAGGGATGAAGTTGTCAATAACCCACGAACCTAAAGGTTCGGGGCTTGCAAAAGCCATTATTGATTAGACTAAGTTTTAACTAACTACGTTATGCAAGAATATATAGTTACCTACAAATATTTATCCTAGTTTGTAGCTCTAAGGTAAGTGATTAAACAGTTTCAATGGGTAGAAACAGTGTTGCTTACACTAAACCTTGCAGTAACATTGTCTAAGGATATTTACTCCAACATATAGGAGGTTTTAAAAACATGGTATATGTATTAAATATACAAGGTAAACCTTTAATGCCTTGTACAGAAGCTAAGGCAAGAAAATTATTAAAGCAAGGTAAGGCAAAAGTAATTAATAGAAAGGAGAAGTGCAGGTTAGAGTATGTGTAAGGCATTCCTCCGCTAGGCTAAAGCCATAGCGGTTTCCTGCCAAGTTTTTATGAATAAAAAAATTATTAACGAAATGGACTCTATAGCAACGAGAGCAATGTCTTTGTTGGATGATTTAAGAGCATATGGAATGTGTGAAGATGCAGATTTTACTGCACTTACAAACATAAGAAATAAAGCAGTAGGTGCTAAGAAATTAGCTTTGCACGTTTATTACCAAGAACAAACAAAATGTGATGCAGTTGAACATACTGCGTAATCTAAAACAAATACAACGGAATACACTAAAAAGGCGGTGAAGATGTGACGGAAAAAGATTATTTACAGATAGCACAATCATTTAAAGAATCTAAATATTTTATTTCAGCAGTTGGTCATAGACAAGTAGAACAAGATGAATTGGTGGATGTTTTAAAAATACTCAACGAAGTAGACCCGTCAAAAATTACTGAAACTTTAAATTCTCTTTACAAATACCACCCTAAAACCATTGGATTAAACAGAGGGTGGAGAAAGTCAAATTGTAATATGTTTAATGAAAACTGTGATTGCTTCTTGCCCGACATGGACTTTGATGAGTGTTATTGCCAGAGGTTTAGAAAAGAACAGGTACTTAATCACGATAGACGCAATTACAAGGAATATTTTGAATGGCGAACAGAGG